ATTGGTTTGGTTAAGATGTAGGGATTGGTTTGGTTAAGATGTAGGGATTGGTTTGGTTAAGATGTAGGGATTGGTTTGGTTAAGATGTAGGGATTGGTTTGGTTAAGATGTAAGGATTGGTTTGGTTAAGATGTAGGGATTGGTTTGGTTAAGATGTAAGGTCTGAGTCAGGAAGTGATACAGGTTCTGGGAATGGTTCAGGGTGAAATTGGGGTATAATGCTGTTAAGCTACTAGTGTATAGCAGTTATAGTCTAACATGCTGTTAGTATAAGTCTATAGCTACTATTTCAATAGACTTATACTAACAGCTAAAATAAGCTATATATGTTAATATTAGTTAACACTTTTTTAACACTTTGTTAATAGCTATAAAAAGTGTTAAAAAATAACATGCTAAGTATAGAAAAAGACTTTGTTTTTAAAAAACTTGTGTTATTTGTATGAAAATAGTAGTTAACAGTAAATATGTAAGTTATTGAAAAGGCTTTACTTTTAAAAATAAATTTGCAAATAAAATATAATAGACTATACTTTATTATAAATACTAAATATTAACTAATATGAAAGCGACACAGTCTAGCGAAAATAAGACACACAGCAAGTTTAAGGCGTAGTTTAATATACAGCTATTACTACACAACAAAGTAGCTTGCAAAGCAGCTTAAAAGCTTATTTAAGCTGTCTGTGCGCTGTATAGAAAGTAGTACATTATGTTAAAAACAACTACAACCACAACTACACAGAAAACAATTAGTAATAATGTAAATGAGCTGTATACCGCTTGTCTTGGCAGTGAAGTAAATAATGAAGTTAATATTGTTAATTTTAATAAGCTGTCTTCATACTGTAAAAAGCATAAGGTGAACTTAATAGATATTATTGAAAGCAGAAAAATTTGTAAGGCTATATATAATACAATTTGTTATGCGAAAATAAGCCGTATTGAAAATAAATATATGCAAGCTGAAGAAGTTGAAAAAACGAAAGCAGAAAAATTTTCGAAAATAGCCAAAACTTTTGAAAAGACCTCAAGGCGCCATATTACGTTAAAATGTTTTTCAGCTAAAAATTGTACTAAGTCCGAAATATTAGAAATACTTGACTTGTATGCAGATAGTAAATATTTCAGTTTAAGAAAAGCAAATAAAAAATGTATTGACAGCTGTTTATGTCAAAACAGTAAACTGTTCAAACTTAATGAAGCTAACATAATTGTTGCCGTTAAATAAATTAAATTTATTTACAGTTTACAGACAGTTTAAATAAACTTTTAAGCTATAGCAGATGAAATAAATTGACGTATGCCTACTTTTTTCTTAAGCCAAAAAAATTTAAAAAGTGGTGGAGAGTCCGCCACAATAAGTGAGCCGTTGAACGGAACGATTGTTGTTTCGGATCAACTAAGATTACATTAAAGATCAGCAAGTCCTATCCCAATCCTCCCAATAAATCCACCTGTTTTACAATCCAAAAAAGTTAAACGAGTATTAAAGATTAATGCCGATCATATATCCGAGATTTGGTGAGCCCGCATTCTGTGCTATATGCAACCTGTTTATATTGTATTTATGGCTAGTAATATTAAAATAAAGTATAAAAAGGCTTGACATACACCGTAGATATGCTATTATGTATATACCAACAATCAAGAACGGGGGAACTATTATGGATAGGTACTATGAGGAGGGACAGAAAGTGTTAGCAGGTATTAATACGGACATAAGGTGTACAGAATGCGGTTCCACGATGTTATACAGCCTGGAAGAAACTATTGATCCTAACGAACTTTTGTTTAGATGTCCTTGTTGTAATACTACCAAGATGTTGTCTGTAATGGAAGGAGAAATAGTGTAATGGCTGAGATCATATGTTTGGAGACTAGAGGAGAAGAGTTGTGGGTAGAGAAACTGAGAAAAATTCTTTAAAACCTACCAAGGGGAATTTTAGAGGGTATAAGTGGATCATATTCGATGCGGCTCCAGAATGTCAGGGGGAAGCTTGTGCGATATTCAATCAGTGTCCTTATGCTAATGTAGGGAAATGTACCGTGGAGACTAAGTATTGTTCTGCTGTGTTCGATACTATTATTGAGGATATTGGAGAGAAGCTCAGTCAGAAGTTATTGAACAAGATATCTCTCCATCTGATGCCTTTGTTTGGGCAGTTAGTCAAGTTTAAGAAGATTGAACTTTCAGTATCAGATCCTGTCATCGTAATGGCGAACGGACGTATCCTGATGCATCCTATATATGAAGAGATACGAAAAGTAATATCGTCTATAGAACGTACTCAGAGAAGTATGGGTATAGACGGTGAGTATATGGAAGTAAAAGAGATGTGGAGAGGTAGAGGAGACGGAGCAACTTTGTTACCTGATGAAGGACCTCCTGTTCACGGGGATGCAAACTGGGTTACTCAGATGTCCGAAATGGAGAAAGAAGAAGTAAAGAGGGAGATATTCCCTGATGGACAGAGAAGTAATGCTAAGAGAAGGAGACTGGTCGATGATGAAGATAGATAATATGCCTGTGGTGTGTCCTTTGCCTATATGTACTGAAGATGCTAGATATTGGAAAGCTTTGTATATCTGGTTATTTACTACTCGAAGATGGGTATTGGAAGAGGATTGGGAGTATAAGCTGAACAGCTGGGTATCTATATACATTCCTAAAGGATTTATATTTGACGGAGCCTCTGTACCTCGTATATTCTGGTTCTTGTTTTCTCCGATAGGGATATTATTTATCCCTGGGCTAGTACATGATTTTGCTTATAAGTATACATATGTATATTTGAAGATAGGTATTAAAGGTAAGTTAGTAGAGCATAGAGGAGAAAGTAGAGATTATTGGGATAGGATATTTAAAACGATAGCTATAAGAGTGAATGGTTTTAAATTAATCAACCAGGCGGCTTATCTAGTATTGAAAGGCTTTGGATGGGTAGCTTGGAACAATCACAGGAGGAATGATGATGTGGAAGCTTAGAGATATATTTAAGAGTCTAGGAATTACCTGGATGGAGACTGCAGATGATGGAGATAAGCCTATATTGCATGAAGGTATAATTACACAATTTGATAATAAGAAGGGGGCAGTGACAGCTACATCCGCCTATACAGGAGACTTAGAAGATCTCCAAGATGTTTACTCAGCAGTAGCTCCAACTCTAAGTATTAAATCTTGTACTAATTGTGATAACTTTACAGAAGAAAGTTTAGATAAGAGAACTAGGCCTCCTATCTGTCAGGAATGTTGGGCATCTGATGAAAAATATGTAGCTGGAGGTATTAATGGAGGCAGGTATAATTATCCTTCTAAAAGTAAACACATATGGGAGGATCCAAAAACAGAACCACATTATGATTGGTTGATGTTTAGAGGTAACTGCCCTGCGAAAAATAACGATTATGAAGAGCATTATACTACCTGTTTTATAAATAAGAAACCCTGCCGTATAGAAAACTGTACTCTGTCATATTGGTCAAGCAATGCGTAATATAACTTGTATGCACTACAGCATATTAATAAAGAATTCAGCATTTATCAGCCTTCTATTTGTATAGGATTTATATGTCAACACTAAAAGACTACAGAAACGGCGGAGAAGGCTTTGCTCTTTGGGCGGAAGAAAATTGTAGGATTCCTGTCTACCCTGAAGGCTCTTCGATACCGCAGTGGTTCCTTATAGGCGGATTACCTAAAGAATACTTAACTATATGGGAAGGTCAAAAAGAAGTATGTAAAGAAGCTCTCAGAATGGAAAACGGGAGATTTGTTCATACATTAATAGTATTATGTTGGCCTCGTGGGGAAGGTAAATCTCTCCTTGTTTGTCTTATACAGCTTTGGAAATTTTTTTGTTGGCCTAAACAAAAGATAACTCTTGGAGCTAATTCAAAAGATCAGACTAAATTTGTACATTTTGATATTATGAAGGATATTATCAATAATAGTAGGAAGTTGATAAATATAGTAGGTACAAAAAATGTACAGGATAGAATAATTAGACTTCTAGATGCGAATGGAAATATCACATCTACACTCCAGCCTATTTCAACTGCTTCAGGTATTGTTTCTAATATTACAGGCTATACATTCTCAGAGTTTTTCGATATGAAGAATCCTAAGTTTTATGTACAGCTTGACGGATCTGTTAGAAATATACCCAATGCTCTCGGATTAATTGACTCCACAGTTTCAGATAAAACTCACCAACTATATAAATTGTTTGAAGTATACAGAGATAAACTGGATCCTACTGTATTTTTTAGCTATCGTTCCAGTCAATTAGGGGTTGTTGCAGATTATTGGAATCCTCATATGACTGAAAAACAGCTGAATGCTTATCGAGTTAGATGGGTTTTAGGAGATTTTGAGAGATATTTTTTAAATATTTGGGAAGCTGGAGCAAGAAAGATATTCACTCCTGAAATGATTGAAGCTACTAAGTATCTGGGAGCTAATGGTTCCTATAATAATATCGATGCTATGAAACAGTATATAAATAGGAAGATAAAGATAAAACAGCAGTATCAAGATGCTAAAGATAAAAATGTAGAATTTAAAGATCCTGGTGTAGTTTTAGACGATATTGAAAATTCTTTAATACCTGTAGAATCTATGTATTCTTTTGGTAACTTATCTACAGGCGTTCAGATGTGTTCTGGTGTCGATTTAGAAAGATTAGGAAAAGCTTTCGATACAGGATGGATAATTACGGCTGGGTTTGACCGTTCTGACCCTATGAAAACGGAACCTCTTGCAAGAACAATCTTTACCGTAGTTGCAAAAGGCTTGATAGGTTCATTATCTAAACCTTTTATGGGTTTAGAGGCTAATTATGTGCCTAAATATATATATTTCCTAATAAATATCCAACATTTGACAAATAACTCGTTGGAAGAGATGAAAAGATTGATTACTGAGGCTGATAAAGAATACGATGGATTAGATAAGATAACTGCTGAAAGTTGGGGAATGTTTGATCTAGACCCCTGGTGTCAAGCTAATGACATAGAATTCGAAGTAGTTCATCCAGGATATGAAAAACAGAAGGCCGCTTTTTCAGAGCTATTTGTACTATATAGAGATTATTGTCTAAAAACTCCTCAAGTTCCTATTGCAGGATATAAGACTAGAGACGTATTGGAAGAGGAAGCATTAGCATTTGACCACGATATTGTAAAGAGATGGTTCGGAAGTAACGAGAAATTTCAAAAAGGGGGTATTCAGGATGACTGTATTTATAGTTTAGGCTGGAATATCTGGGGTAGTAGAACATTAGGTCCTGAAAAGCTAAGATTAAGAAAATCTAATTTTGAATTTGGAGAAATGTTGGTAGCAGAAGGAAATTTAGGCAATTATTAAAAAAGATTAAAAAAGGCTTGACATATATTAATTAAAATGCTAAAGAATAAGTAACCATTTGGAGGTATATAAAATTTGAAAGAAAAAAACGAATTAGATACACAATTTTTAGCGGAATTAGAAAAAATTCCGGATGAAGTTTTATCTAAAATTCAGTTTTCTATGCCTTGGCAAGATGGTGGATCTTCAAATGCTACGGATGAAGATGGTTTTCCTGTTGTAGCAGGAAGTAAGACAGATACTCCGAATACTCGCCTAGCTCTCCAGGAGGAGTGCTGGAGAAAGTTTAATCAAGATCCTTTCTTAAATACGTCTGTTCGAGGTCAAGTTGGTCGAAAGGCCGGCTGGGGCTTTGAAACTACTTCGGAAAATTGGGAAATACAAGAGAAAATAGATGAAATAGAGCTCGACCCAAGAAATAGACTATATACTTTTTGGCCCAAGTTTATTGGAAGATATGATATAGAAGGAGAGTTATTTTTACTGCTTACTCCTCATTTAGACGGTTTTGTTGAAGTAGACTTTATAGATCCAGGAACTATTGTAGAGGGTGGAGATGATGGGTCTGGTATTATTTTTCATCCTAATAAATCTACAATGCCTCTATTTTATAATGTAAAGATAAGCGGTAATTCGAGAATACAAGCACCTTCTATATTTATAGCAAGATACCCCGAGTTAGTAAGTTCAGTTTATTCACATATAGATTACTCCAGAGGAGACCAACAGACTTGTAGGAATAGAAAAGGAGGGTATAAAGCATTTGGCGGTTATTCCAAGTTTATAGTAGCTTGTGATAAAGGATTTATTACTAAAAGAGCCGTCTCCTACCTAAGAACAACTCTCCAATGGTTGAATCATTATGAAAACCTTAAAAAATATGAAATAGACCATAAAAAATCTTCAGGTTCCTACCTCTGGACTTTTAGCTTTAAGGAGCTCAAAGATTTTAGGTTGTGGCTGTCTCTTACAGACGAACAGAAGAAAAAGACAGGCATACTTGCTAAAAAGACTCCAGGTTCTTCCCTTGTACTTCCCCCAGGAATGGACGCTCAAGTAATAAATCCTAATCTTCCTACTTTATCTGGTGAAGATCACGATATCAAAGAGTTAGTGGCCGCAGGTGTAAATGAAGCATCTGATATTATGACAGGTACATCTAAAGGTACTTATGCCTCAGTAAAAGAAACTAGAGGTCCAATGTCAGATAGAACTGCTGACGATGTAGCTTATCACAAACGATTTCTTGTACATGATTTTTGGAGTAGTGTATTTTTCTTAGCAGGAAAGATATCAGATTTTCCAGAAACTTTTGCTGTTGAGATAGCTACTCATTTTGAGAACAAGAAAGTAAAGAAAAAGAAAGTTAAAAGAACGCCTGAAAGACTGATAGATATTTCCTTCCCTGTTTCTGAAACATTAGATCTTGAAGCTAAGGCTAGGGCATTATTGGGAGTAAAACATGGACCTATGGCAGAACAACTCGGTATACCTAATTCTAGACTTTCTGAAATACTAGGATTAGCAGGATACGGACGATATAGACTAGAAAAGGCACTTGAAGATGAGAAATATCCTGAATTAGAGTATAATGTGGATGCCGAGGCCATACAGGAAAGTAAAATTGAGCCTTCAAAAGAAGTTCGACAGAAATCAAAAGAAAAGGAGAAAAAGTAATGCCTACATATGATTATTCAGGAGAGGTTACAAAAAAGTTCGCTAAGGTGTTGGTAGCACCCGGTGAAAGATTTGAAGTACCTGACTATTTATCGGATACGGATGTTACTCTTGTTTCAGATTTACCTGCTGTAGATGCTCAAACAGAAGAATTTTTTGGAGACGATATTGTAGCTGGTACCGTTTCAGAGGTGACAATTAATCCTAGTTTCCCTAGAGTTACATTAAATAATACTTCAGGCGGAGTTTGTAGAGTTTATCCTAATGACGATACAGATAAGGCTATAGCTATTGCAGATGACGGAAGTTGGGAATTTGACAATAGAGAACATAAAATAGGTAAGTTAAATTTATCCGGTGAAGCTTCTGGTAGAGTAGAGGTCATCGGCGATATGAACACAATATAGGGGGTAACATGAAATTACCAAAAGGAGCATTAAGATTATCTGATCCGATAGAAGAACCTGAGAATACTTGTTTTAGTGAAGGAGACAATAAAAGGCTTAAAATGCAAATGTATAGCGGTAAACCTATTACTAATCATTGGTATTGGGAAACTCTTGTTATAGATCTAAATGGAATGTCTGCTAAAGGAAGTAGATTTCCTATATTAGAAGATCATTTAACTAGTAAGAAAATAGCCCATACAGCTAAACCTCTTGTTACCGAAGAGTTTGCTCTTACAGTAGATCCTAATAAAACAGTATTTGTATCTACCCCTGAAAGTGAAGCTTTCCAGAAATTGTCCGCTGAAGGTTTTCCTTATCAAGCTAGTGTAAGAGGAGTACCTACTGAAATACAGAGATTAGGTGAAAAAGAAGTATCCCAAGTTAATGGTTATAAACTGAAAGGTCCTGCATATATATGGAGAAAATGGGAATTTAAAGAAGGTTCTGTAACTGTTTTTGGAGCAGATTCAAAAACACAATCATCCGCTTTTAATGAAAAAGAGGATGTCGATATAGATATAATCGGCGATTTGCCCGAAATTGATGAGACAAATACAAATGAATCAAGTTTAAAAGACGAAATGCTAAAAAGGAGAGGAAAGGAGAAAGAAATGTCAGAACTAAAAGATGTAACATTTTCAGAGCTTAGGAAGGAGAATCCCGGTCTTGTTGCACAGATTGAGGAGAACGTTCTTAAGTCGGCTGAGAAGAAATTTTCCGAAAAGGAAAATAGCTTCAATGCCTCATTAAAAGAGATGTCTACTCAGAATGAGAAGATGTCCGCAATTATGACTGAGCTACAGAAGAAGGATGCTATTCGTGAAGAGAAGTCCAAAGATCGTGAAGTTGAAGATATTTGGAAATTTGAGCTCGACAATAGTAACATTCCTGATCATCTGTATGACAAGGTCATGCCTTGTGTTTCTAGGAACAAGTTTACTGAGGAGGGTAAGTTTGACACCGAGAAATTCCAGGAAGCTGTAAAAGAAGAAATTAAGGATTGGGAAAGCAAAGGAATATCTTCCGATAAGGTTCAGGGTTTTACTTCAACCAGTAAAACTGTTGAAACTGATGGAGATGGTACTTTTTCCCAGGAACAAACTGATAACTCTGTGAATGCTCTGCTTAAATCAGCAGGTCATGTCGAAAAGAAATAGAAAGGAGATAAATTATGGCTGGTGATACCCCTAATATTCAGTATGGTGCTCAGGTAGATTATAAGAAACTATACTATTCAAATCCTTTGGCGGCTCTAAAGATACCCATTTTTATCCAGGCTGGGTATGGTGAGTTAGACATGGGTACATTTCTTTCAAAGAATTTATCTGCATCAAGTTCAAATGCAGGTAAGAAATTGCCTTATAACCCTACTACTTTTACAGGAGATGTTCCTGCAATGGGTAGGGCATTTCTTGTAGCAGATACAGAAGGAGGCATTTCCGTAGATGTATATGTTACTCAGGACAATTCTTACAAGTTTATTGTAGGAGACGATCTTGTAGTAAATTCTGATGGTGTAGCTGTTCAGAATCTCGGTGCTATTACAGCAATCGATAGAACAAGCGAACGTCAGAGAGCAAAAATTACTACGGCTGCTACTATTACAGGAACACATACTACAGGTAATTCTGCTTATGTTTGTGTGGAAGCTGGTATTTCTACAAATAACTATTCAGATGCTGTAGGTATTCTTGAAAAAGCTGTAGACACAGGAACTGGTTCTACAGCTCAGGGTGCAGATGCAACAATGATTTGGGGCAACTGTGTTCTGTATGTAGGAGTAATTGAAAATAACGATTCCGCTGGTAGAACAGATATTTCTGCTACCGTTGACGGACAGTATTTAATGATTAGATAGAAAGGAGATAAATTATGGCTAGAGGAAAATCAGAGATAGCGGATTTAACACTATCCACATTACAGAAGTTTTTTCAAGTTTATAATTCCCCTGTAGATACGATGCTGAGTTCTAATTTTGGTTCTTCTGTCTCTCCTTCAAGTTCTATTGAATGGGAAAGTCAGAGAGGCGGAAGAGGAATGACTCCTTTCGTACCTCCTGGAGCACCTGCACCGCTTACTTCTCCGTTTGGAGTTGGCAAGCATAATGCAGAGGCGGCTTATTGGAAAGAGAAAATGTATTTTGATGAAGAATTCCTTAATAACTTAAGGAAAGAAGGTACTTCTTCAGAATATCTTTCTGCTCAGGCTAGACTTGCTAGGGAACTTGCAGGATTGAAGAATAGAGCGATGCGTAGGAAAGAATGGATGTTCTCCAAAATGTTGTTTTCAGGATCCTTTACTTATTCACAGACAGGTGGTCAGAAAATCTCTGTAGATTATGATCTGCCGACCGAGAATAAAGTAACTCTTGGAGCCGACTATAAATGGAGTACAGGTTCTAAAAAGGATATATTCGGAGACATTATCGATGGTAAGAGAGTGGTTTCAGAAGCTAATGGAGGCAAAATTCAGTGGGCTTTCTGTAACTCTGTAGTTCTCGAGTATTTAGGTCGTGATAGTACGATTCAGGCTCTGCTCCAGAAATCTGCTTACGGTAATGGTGATTTATTTTCAGGGAATAAGAACGACATTGTAGGTGTTAATCCTGCTATTGTTGCTTCCTTGCTGAGTATTCCTAGATTGGTTATTTATGATGAAATGTATGAAGTTAGAGCTTGGTTGACTGCGGTTGTAACTGGAGCCTCCACTGTAGCTATTTCAGTTGACGATGTAACTGATTGGGAAGTCGGCGGAACTATGCGTTTCCATAATAATGCAGACGGTACTTGGGAAGATGAAACTATCGCTTCCGTTCAGGTAGAGGCTGGAACTGTAACTGTATCTACTGCCCCTACTGCGAGTTTTAGAGCAGGTAGAGATTATGTTTCTATGTCAAAAAGGTTTATTCCAGATAATCAGTTTAGTATGGTTGCTCCTACAGTGGACGGTCAGGCTATTGCTGAGTATAAGGAAGCACCTTTCGGTCTTGGAAGGCATTATGGTCTCTATTCAGATGCTCACAATGACTGGGATCCTGAAGGTACTTATATTAGAGTACAGAATAAGGGTCTCCCAATTCTTTATCAGAGAGATGCAATTTATTCTCTTACTGTAGCGTAGAGAGGAGGACTAATTATGGGTTTTAATCCTAAAAAAATTCTTTCTCCCGGACCTGTATTTGAAAAACAGGCTTCTATCTACGGACAACCGGATGCTAAAGGTTTTGTAAATGGAGATATCGATGCTGATTTCAGCGGGTACCCTTTGCATTACTGTAGGCATGCGGGAAATATAGCCGATGTTTCCCTTTTACTTGCGGAAGCAGGGCAGGACGATGATAATACACTCTCAATGGAAGTTGATGTACAAATCAACGGAGTATCTTGTTTATCGACTAAGCCTAAAATTTCATATGTAAGTGGAGAGGCAAGCGGAAGAAAAGGAACAATGGTTTCGGGCGAGTATACAGATACTATTCAGTCTATTTTAGATTATGATAATATTTCTTATGTACCTGGGGATATTATTACATTTGATGGAGATATTACAAGAACTTCATCTCCAGATACTGAAATGGCAGGGATGTGTGTGAATGTAGAATTTGATCCGTATTTACCTAAATAATATAAGGAGCAATCGATATGTCAAAGGTCGAAAAAGTTGAGATAGTTACAACTGTTAAATTTGGAAAAGGAAGAGAGAACACTTATTATAAAGGAAGGATTCTTACTGGTGGTGAGATTACTCCTGATATTTTACGTGAACTCTCTGCAAAAACCGGAACCGTGCGGATTTTAGGAGAGTCCGCCGGTTCAAGTGTAGGACCTACACCTACTACAGAAATTAAAGGCGGACTGATCTATGTAAATGGTGTTTGTAAAGGAAGAGTGGCTCCTCTTGAGGAAGATAAACCGAAAGAGGAAGAGAAACCTGAGGAGGATGATCCTCAAAGTGCAGTAACTAGGAGAAAGACGAGTGGCTCTAACTAAAGATCAAGTTATTGACTTACTCAAAGAAGAGGTAAAGGGCCTAACCAGTTATTTAGTAGATATTGACTACTCTAATGCGGTAGACAATGTCTCTAGAGAAACTGGATGGTCCTCACCTTTTTCTGGAAATTTCCAGGAGCTTTGGATAAAGAATAGAGCAAAAAGACATTTGTTCTTTTATCTCCTAAGTGAGTCGGCTCATAAATTTAAAATAAAACAGATTAACTTACAGCACAGATTCGAACATTATTATGATCTTATTTATGGTAAAGGCGGGTTGGATGCTGAATGGGAAAAGGCGAAGGAAGACCATCCTGAAGAATTCTTAGATGATTTTCTCCCAGATGGTGTAGGAGTAGAAAATTACTTTGGCACCAAAGTTGATGCTGGTTTTCAGTATGAGCCTCAAACCGGAAAAGACACTACCTATACAACAGATAACGAAGTTTGTTTTAGTCCAAGTGAGGACGATTAAATGACTATTGGGTTAGATGTAAAAGAGGCCTATGAAGAAATAGGTACTCAACTGTATAATCGTAGGACCCTCGAAAGCGGGGAATTTATTGATTATGAACCTAATGCTCAAGTAACTAAGCCTTTTATTAGAGAGTTTTTTATAGAAGGTACATTAGCATATGATACAGAACAAATAGTTGGAGATATTCTTCAATTTGTTCCTATAGTTGTAGATTATATGTTAATGAATAAAACCCCTAGTGTATTTGAAAATGAGGTTTACGAATACGCAGGTGTATATTATAAATGTAATGTTTCAGGAGAACTGTTCCGTCCATCAGGAGAAGAAATTGATCCTCTTACCTACCTAACCAGAGAAGTTTTTGATCTTATAGCTGTTGGTGTTTTTGCCCTTCACACAGAGCCTCTTTTCGGAACAGATTTAGAAACAGAAGAACAGCTAGGAACGCTTTTGGTAGAAAAGGATGACTTGTATATCCCGTCTGTATACGGAATACAAGAGATGGATAGATATCAGCCGTTCTCAGGAGAATATTACATAGTAACAAAAGTACTTAAAAATCGTTTTTCAGGAGTTGACGTTTGTACGTTAGAAGAAGATAACCGATAATACAATCATTCAAAGGAGCTAAGAATGAAGAAAAAAGTTTTATTTGTGGGAGACCACCCCTTTGCAACTAGCGGAAACGCTGGTATGCTTCATGCCGTTTTGTGCCAAGTCGATCAAGAAAAATACGATGTTTCCGTTTTCGGACTATCTAATAAAGGTAGTTCTTTCCTTTCTTCTTTAAAAAGTGAAAATAAAGATTTTCCTTTTCCAATATTAGAGGGGTCAGAAGAAAGAGATCGTTTAGGCAAGGGTAAACTAGTTGAATATTTAAGTAACATTCCTACAGACATAGTGATTTTTGTAGGGCTAGATATTTGGGTATACAAAGATATTTTTACTCAATTACACCAATTAAGAACTCAAAAAGGATTTTTAATTGCTTCTATATTTCCCTGGGATTTACAGAAGGTAAGAAATGATTGGGTAAATTGGATTAATTTCTTTGATTTCCCTTGTGTATATTCAGAACATGGTTACAATACTCTTAAAGATAAAGTAAAAAATCTAAAGTATTATAGACCTTTGCTACATTATAGTGATATTTGGAAACCCTATTCTAAAGAAGATAAACAGCTTATTAAAAATAGAATGTTTCCAGGAAACAAACCAGAGGACCTAACTTTTGGGTTTGTAGGAGTAAATCAGCATAGAAAAGATCCTCAAAGATTGCTAAAAGCTTTTACTTTAGCCAAAAAAGAAGTAGATAATATTGTTCTATATCTTCATACTAACCCTACTCGGGGTGTTTACAATTTAAAACAGTATGCTATGGATTGCGGATATGAAAAAGGTTGGTTGAGATGTAAAGGGGATGGAAAAGATTTTAAAATCGGAGATATGGTAAATCTATATAATGCTATGGATTGCTTAGTTAATTGTAGTATACAGGAAGGTCTGTCCTGGACACCTTTGGAGGCCATGTTATGCGGGTGTCCTGTTATTGGTTCAGATACTACAGCTCAGACAGAACTTATTGAAAATTCCGGAGTTTTAGTTATACCTACTGTTCCTACATATCAGCCTTTAATAGCTGGAGAGGGTAGTTCTTGGATAGATGCCATGACTTGTAAAGCCGAGGACATAGCCGAGGCTATAGTAAGAGTAGCTAAAGATAAAGAACTTAGAGAGAAAATGTCTGTAGCAGGTAGACAAAAAGGTGAGGATTGGTTAGAACATGCTAGTAATATCAATGTTTTACTTGAGGATATGTTTAAAGCAGGAACAATAGAAGTTAAAAAAGAAGATAAGATAGATAAAGTTTTATTTGTCCAGCACTCTTCAGCTGGAGATGTTTTAATAACCACTCAATGTTTTAAAGGAATTAAAGAAAGACATAAAGGTAAAGAGTTGGTTTACATGACACAAAAGCAGTTTAAAGGTGTTGTGGAAGGGAATCCTTATATAGATGAAATAATCGATTGGGATCCTAAAGCACCTGCTAAGTATAGTTACATATATAATCCTCATGGAGAAAAAATATTACCTGGAGCTTGGAATAATGGGGATGTTAAATTGTATGATATGTACCCTTATTTTTGTAAAGTAGAACCTGATGATTTATCTATTACTCTTAATAAACCAGACATAGACTTACCTGAAAAATATATTGTTGTTAATACTGCAGGAGCTTCTACATATAGAAGATATGCACATTCTGCTATAGCATTAAAAGATATAGGATACTCTATAGTACAAATAGGTTCTGGTGTAGATCCTTATTGTGAAATAGCAGATGTAGATTTAAGAGACAGGTTATCTTGGACCGAAAGTGCTTATATAATGAAAAATGCGGTATGTGCTTTAGTAGTAGATAGCTATTGTGCTCACTTAGCAGGAGCGGTAGATACCCCTGCTGTAGTTTTGTTTGGTCCAGCCCCTGCAAGGGTTGTAGGACCTAGATATAAAGATAAGAAGAACCTGATAGAAATGGAACCTGAAAAACTTAAAGTTTGTCCTATATCTGCCAATTGTTACGGACAACCAGGAAGAGAGGTCTGTACCTCTCCTTGTATTAATACATTAAACCCTATGAAAGTAAAACAATTTTTGATTAATTTAATTGAAAGAAAGGGATAATTATGAGAGTGGTAATGAAATGTTTAAATGAACAAAAAAGTGTAGCTAGATGTATTGGGGATTTTCATGACGATAGTTGGGTAGATGATATTATCGTAATTGATGGAGGTTCTAGTGATTACACAGTTCAAGAGTTAAAACAGTTTGGTAAAGTAAGAGTTTTTATTCATCCTTACTTAGATTGGTATCACGATGCTGAAATAATGCATGCCAATATTATGCTGTCTTATGTACCTACAGATTCAATTTGCTTTTTATTAGATTTTGATGAAAAGTGTAATTCTAAACTTAAAGAGTTTTTAACCGAAGTCGATGAAACAAAGGAATTACCTGAAGGAGCGGATCTTGTGCATATTGCGAGAAGAACTGTAGATGTAATGAGACACCCAGATAGCCCTTTTGTAATACTTGGAGAAGATGGATGGCCTATTGAAAGCCATCAAATAGGACAATTTCCTGACTATCAGCCTAGACTTATTAAAAAATCTATACATATGCATTGGATACAAAGTCCTCATAGAACATTATCTGGATTTACTAGAAATTATAATCACAATTCAGATTGTTTTATTCATCATATTGAAAAGGACGATTCTAGGGATAGAGATTGGATTGAAAAAAGGTGGATAAGACCTATAGCTACTAGAAAATCGTTAGGTTTACCTTGCGATTTATATGATTGTAATCCTAAAATAGAATATGCAGAAGCCGCAGATATCAACTATTGGAAGGATAAATGATGCTTAAAAATATATCTGAAGGGGTTATAATTGAGGAAGAGAGAAAAGTTGTAGAATATCTAAAACAAAGGAAGTTTAAAAGAGTTTTAGATATAGGAGGTGTTCAGCGTCCTTGGGCTAGACCTTATGTTACTCATTATTTGGATCTTATTACACCAGAATATTGGGCTGAAAGATATCCAGAAATGAAAGAGTATAAAGGATTTTGGGATAAAAAATTTATACAAAAAGATGTAGAGTCTAATTTAAGTTTAGTAGATAAATTTGATTTTATTATATGTACTCAATGTTTAGAGCATCTTAGAGACCCTGGAAATGTTATAAATAAAATGTCTTGCATGGCAAATGAAGGTTTTATTTCAGTTCCGCATAAGATATTTGAATTAAGAAAAGGAGTTCATTGGGGGTATAATTTTAGAGGTGCTTTACCACATAGATGGATAAATGATGTTCGTGAAGGTGTTTTATATATGTATCCTAAATTAAATTTTATAGAGTGTATGGAATTTGAGTTTGATAAACTAGAGAAGATACCAGATTTGTCGTTTTGGTGGGAAGGTAGCATACCTGTGGAAGTAATAGATGATACAAAGTTCGATTTTGCGGACCCTAAAGAAGCAATAAATTATTTTAAACAAGCTATACAATCTTAGAATAAATAATATGAAAGAGATAGGAGTAGTAATAAATGCAGATACTAGGCCTGGTTATTTAGATGCTGAAACATACTGTAGTAAAATAGGAGGTATGGGTGCTAATGGAGCAAGGTCTGTAGATTTTATGGTAGCTAATGTTGTGAATAAAATCCAGTTTTTTAGAGGATATGATATAGAGGTAACACTTTATATCGATTTTCATACTGCTTTAAATAAACAGGTGGTTGATATTTTTGGCAAGTTTTTGAATGAAGGTTATGTAGATAATTTAATAATTGCAAAACATACAGATACCTTTAAAGGAAAAAAAATTAGACAATGGCAAGATATAAATTATCTACATGCTTTGACGATGTCTAAGAGTAAGTATTTGGTTCATTTTGATGCGGATGCTTCTGCTTACAGAAGAGATGATTGTGATATTATCGAGAGATTTAAAAACTGGGTAGATTCAGGAGAGTATACATATATTTCCTACCCTACAGCTTTTAGTCCTAATGAAGGGGATGTTCCTGGAGAAAATGCTTATCCTAATCCTGGACAAGAAGATAGACCTGATTATCTTTGGGCTTCAACCAGATTTTTCTTTACCAAAAGAGAGTTTTTAAATTACAATAAATTTGTAGATCTTCTGGATGATAATTATTGGAAAGAAGCTCATGATGGTAAAGTTTATAGATATCCTAATGTAACAGAGCAGATATTAGGATTTATGGCAGGTTCTGGAGGAGTAATGTATGCCCCTAAAAATGTGCAGGAGTATATGATATTTTGTTGGCATACATATCATCAAGGAACAATAGATAAACTAGCTCCTTTAGATTACGATAGTGTTCTTAAATATGTAGAAGAAACAGGAGGGGTTTGTCCTCCCTGCGATGTTAATGAAAAGAGGTTATAATGAAACCTGAAAAAATAAATGGTAAAAATTATGTAGAGCTGTTGTCTTATGGAGAAGTACATCCTGTAGGGCTTTCTGTTGTAGAAGCTGAAAAACATTTTAGGTGTAAATCTTCTCCCTTGCATGTATTGGAAGTTGGGGTATTAAGAGGACATAATGCAGAGGCTATAAATAAATATTTGAGTCCTAATCTTTTAGTTTTAGTCGATCCTTGGGGTTTTTGTAAAGAAACTCATGCTAATAATTGGGTGGATACATGGTTTAGAATACAAAATGATGAGAATATCGTAGTTGTAAAAGCTAAATCAGAAGTAGCTTCCAAGATAATTTCTTTAAATTTTGACTTTATCTACATAGACGGAGATCATATAGGTGGAGACCTTTCACACGGAACAGAAGAGGAAGGGATAAGAAAAGATATTAAATTATGGTTGCCTAGAGTCAATGAAGGTGGTATATTAGCAGGACATGATTACAATTATGATAATATTAAATTAGAAGTGGATACAGTTTTTGGGGGTAGAGTACATTGTTCCCCTCTAATAGAAAACGGATCTCAAGAGTGGTGGGTATATGTTTAACAATCTTTTAAGGAGAATATTATGATTTTTAATGAAGTAGCAAGTAATAATTTATTTGATGAGAAGCTTCAAGGCGAGAGAAACAAGGTACAAACTTGGATTAAAGAAAATAATCTGAGAACGATAGATATAGGAGGGGCAATGGGAGGCTGGGCAGAACCTAACGTTCACGCTTATTTAGATTGTAATGCCACCTCTTATTTAAGTAATAACTCGGATGCTCTTTTGTTTGACGGTAATATAAGTGATCCTGAAGGGTATATTTCTGTTTTAAATCATTTAGATGAATACGGGAAATTCGATTTTGCTATATGTACCCAAACACTTGAAGATATAAGGAACCCCTCCTTTGTTTTAGATATGTTGCCCAAAATAGCTAAAGAAGGATATATTGATGTACCTTCTAAATATCATGAATTTAGACTTGCAGAAGTTCCCGATACTCTTGAGGAGTGGGGATTGACAGACTATAATAGAGGATATACAGGACATCGTTGGGTAATGAATATGGTAAAAGGTGTGTTTGAAATGTATCCTAAATTACCTTTTATTTATAATATAAAGGAGTTGGATTGGCTAAAATCGCAAGATCCAGAACCTCTTGAAAAAGCTATGTTGTGTTTTTGGTGGAAAGATAGTATTCCCTGGAGAATAGTTGGAGATGACTTTTTAGGACCTAATCCTCCTTCTGTTTATAAAATGTATGCTAATGGCTTAAAGAGGGGGCTATAATGAAACTTTGGAGAGATGTAGAAGGCTGGTTTAGTTTACAGGAAGGAAGAAAGCTTTAAGAGTTAGCAAAAGGCAAAATTTGTGTGGAGGTGGGTTCTTACAAAGGTAGATCTACTGTAGCTTTGGCGGAAGTAGCAGAGCATGTTCATGCAGTAGATTATTTTAGATCTCATATAAATGGTCAATGCCAGGAAGAGAATTTTACTACATTAAAAGAGTTTAAAGAGAATACTCAAGGAGGACCTATAACAATATGGATAGGTTCTTCTTTACATGCATGTAGAAATTTTGATGATAATAGTATAGATTTAGTTTTTATAGATGGATTACATACATACGAAGCTGTTTTATCAGATATTATTTCTTGGTGGGAAAAGGTAAAAATGGGAGGTGCATATTGTTTTCACGATAGTGATGTTCCTGGAGTACATAGAGCAATACATACAATTTTTAAAAAAGTTGAAGGAAGAGCTAGTGGGTTAACCTATGTTACAAAACAATTTCCAGATATTTGGAATAGATAGGAAATATTATGAATAAATCTGATATAACATTAATTTTTCCAAGTAGCCCGTTTCTTTTGAATCAGGTTATGTTTCCTCCTTTAGGGATAATGTATTTAAGTGCCTTTTTAAAAAAATGTGGAATGGATGTTCAATGTTTGGATATGGCTTTAGGACATAAACCTGAAGATACAAAGGCAGATATAATAGGGTTATCTTTTACTACACCTCAAAGAGACGAAGCTTTTAAATTAGCAAAATATTATAAGAGTATGGGAAAGACAGTTATCGCTGGAGGACCTCATCCTACACATATGCCTGAAGAGTGCTTAGAGAACGGTATAGACTTTGCTATTCCAGGCTACGGAGAAGTTCCTTTGTTTAATACAATTAAGCAGATACAAGGAGAGAATACAAGGATGACTACAGGAGATATTCATATAGATGCTCTCCCTTTTCCGGATAGAGAATGTCTACCTATTTTTGATTACTTTCAAGAGATAGATGGAAAAATATCTACACCTTTAATAGCTTCACGAGGCTGTCCTTACGGATGTTCCTTTTGTAGCAAGGTGAGTCCTAAGTTTAGTATTCAATCTGCAAAGAGAACTCTGGAAGAAATAGAGTATTTAAACAGCACATATGGTTTTGAATCCTTTTCAATTTATGATGATACTATAGCTGTAGACAAAGACAGATTAAAAATAATGGCAGAGTCTTTAGAAAGTAATGGAAAAGGCTATAAGTTTAGATGTTTTTGTAGAGCAGATCTTTTAAATGATATAGAAGTTTGCGAGTATTTAGCAAGAATGGGAGTCTTAGATGTAGGTATAGGTATTGAGAGTGGTTCAGATTATATCCTTAAAAAGAATATGAAAAGAAGTACAGTAGATATTAACACCCTTGCTATTAAGAATTTACAGAAAGTAGGTATTAGAGCAAAGGCTTTCTTAATTGTAGGTTTACCGGGAGAAAATGAAGATACAGTAAATGAAACTAAAAGTTGGATAGAAACAGTTAAACCCGACGATATAGCTTTGTCTGTATTTCAACCATTACCTGGATCTGACATTTTTAAAAGCCCTGAAAAATATGATATAGAATTTAAGTATAATGGTAATCCTATGTGGTACAGAGGTACTCCTGGAGAGTACAAACCGTCTACAAGAACTAAAGAGTTATCAACGGAAAGAATTATTCAATTAAGAGATAATTTAGAGAACGATTACAAAAGGAAGGAGCTACTTCAATGAGTACTCGAAATGATTTAGTTAGAAAACACTATACTCAAATACCAGGAGAAATTTCTGAGGTAGAAATTAATAAATTGAGAGATATGGCCAGAGGTAAAGTTTGTTTGGAAATAAACGGACAGTTAGGAAAAGAAACTGTTATTTTGGCTCAAACTGCAAGGAAGGTTGTGGTTGTTGTATCTGAAGATAACATAGATGCTTTAAGAGAAAACATTAAAGGGTACGGTAATATTGAAATATATATAGGTGATATATATGAAACCGCAGCAGGTTTACAATCTGAATTTTTTGATTTAATTTATGCAGATAATTATAAGCAAGCAGATTATTTTGCATCTAAGCTTAAAAAAGACGGAGTTCTTATAGCAAGGGGTGTAATATGAAATTAAGAGTATTTGTAGTAGATGCTTATAGTTCTAAGTCTGATGTTTTAAAAACTGTAGAGTCTTTTAAAGGAAGAGTAGACGATTTTCAATTTGTAGATAGCTTGTTCGAAATTAATTTTACGGATAAGTATGAGGAAGGGTGGTTCGGAGTAATCTACAATAATGAAAAAATTACAGAAGAGTTGGTAGAAGCTTTACCAAAGTTTTTTGAATTTACGGAAGCTGATGTGTTAGTAGCATATAAAAGAGAGAATAAAGAAGAACCTAAAGTTTCAAGATCTCCTAGATTTTTTAGAGGAGATATACCTTTAAGTATAGAATGTTTAATGCCTGAGGATGAAACATTAGATCATCAAATAATGTTGGACGGATGGATTGAAGAACAATGATACAAATAAAGTTTAATTCCAAACATAGAAAAAGGTTGTATGATACTATAAGAAAAGTGTATAATGGAGCTAAAGTTGAATCAGAAAAATTGAATCAGAGATGTGCTATAAGGTACAGTTACAAGGTAAGAAGTAATTTAATGTCTCAGAAGTATGGAGGAAGTTATATACCTTTAAGTAAGCACTATGTTAGGAAGAAAGTAAATGTGGGAGCACCTGCAGGGTTTTGGAGATATTCAGATACTTTGCAATCTTCTATTACAGTTTTCAGAGTTATTATGGCAGACGGCTCGGCTTGGGCTGGAGGGGTTCCACCAGAAACCTATAATGAAAAGGGTGACGATGTAACTATGTATGGTTTAATATTAGAAGGCATGATCGCAAGTCCTAAAATACCAGCTAGACCTTTGTTTACACCTACATTACAAGATTTTAAAAAGCAGGAATATAAAGAGGAAGTCAATCGTACTATACGAAACCTTAGAAAGTATTGGAGATAAACATGAAAAATCTAAGTACTAAAGAGGATTGGGAAAACTTAACACCTAAAGAATTAGTAAGTATTATAGATCAGAATTACTACGAAGCTAAAAGAAGGAAATTATCAAGATATGACGGCGGTTGGGGGTTGTGGTCAACTGCTATGAATATAGAAACCAGAAAAAGGGGTAAAGTAGCAGAAGGAGAGGAAAGAGGAAATCTTGTTTTAGTATTTAATTATTGGATTATTAAGTCTATTATACTAGAATGTTACAAAAGAAGCGGGCTAATAAATAGAATGAATATCAAAAGATACAGTAAGGATGCTATGAAGATTAAGGATATAATTGTAAACGGAAAAGAACCACCTTTGTTTAATGAATCTTTTGATACTGTTGTTCAAAAACTTTTAAAGGTGTCAGAATAATGGGTATAGTAATAGAAGATATTCTTGCAAAAGATATTCACATTACTTTAACTATTCCTCTTAGGGAATTAATAAGTATAGAGAAATGTATTAATTTAAGTACAGTGGATCTTCCAGATGAGGATGAAGATTTTATATACTTTAAAGAGGAGTTTCAGCCTTCTTTAGAGTCTATTATAAAGAAAGGCGGAGCATAATGGGTTTAGATCCTACGGCAAGAGAATCAAATATAAGAGATAGTGTTAAGAAGTATTTTATAGATAACCTGAAAGGTAATCATGGAGTAGAGCTAATTTTTGATACAAGTATGGCAAATCCTAATGTTAGGAACAAAACTTTAGATCAGTGGGTTTCTGTAAGAATAGGAGGAAGCGATAGAGATTTAGTATCAGACATGCTGTTAACCTTTCATTGTTCTCAGAGGAAAGATAATGAGGAACATAAGTTATCTCAGTTAGTAGATAAAGTAGTCAATCTTTTGACTACAGGAATTCCTTTTTATCAAAGTAGTACTAACCCTTGGACTTCTATAGGTTACTTGTTAACATACGATATTATAATTTCCGAAACCTTTTCGGCACAAGATGAAACTAAATATAAGATTATTAATGCTCCTATGAAATGGGCTACAAAATTATGAAACACTTAGCACTAGAAATTAAATTCAATGTATTCTCCGAAGTAATTCAGTCTTTGTTTTACATGGAGTTTTTATATATACTATAATATAGGAGGGCCATAATGGAAAACAAAAAGATATTTTATTCTTGTAGTAAATGCGGAAAAAGGATGATTCAGAGACTAAGTAATGGTACTTGGAAATTTCTTTATGGGAAAAACCCAAAAAATTCTAGTAGACCCTACCCGCCTGTAGAAATGTATATTTTTGGTTCTTTAAAAATGAGATGTTTATCAAATAAATGTGGCATGATGAACACATTTAATTTTTTTCCTGGTCGCACTATGGATGAGGAAATAGCAATCGTGAATAACGAAATCTCCGGAAACACAAATACTAATAATAACGATAGAAAGGAATAGAACTTATGACTATTCGAAGTGGACCAACTACTAAAAATAGCGGTAGTGTAGTTATTGGTTTGATGCAGATTCGCATTGGACCATCAGCCGCAAATATCGCTGAAACCGAAGCAGTTCTGGAAACAGGAGATTCCCTAGGTGCTATGGCTAGCACTAAATATATGGGAAACGTAGACTGGTGGAAACTTGAATCAGGATATACCCTTCAGACAGATGCATTTTTTCCTATTAGGGAAGAGTCTGCCATTGAGTGTGCATTTCAGGAACAGAGTCCGTATAATATAGTACTTGCTCATGGACTTGATCCTAGTGGAGAATATCCTAATCAGTGGTCTGGAGAAATTAAACTTGGAGCTAGATCTGCACCTGAATATCTAAGATGTGAAGCTATTAGAACTTATCCTGATCAGACTCACAAAATGTACATTATTTACCCGAGATCTCAGATTACTTCTTCTGTAGAGATTGAAGATAGTAAAGAAGAAGGAGCGAGCACTCCTATTACAATCACTGCTACTCCTGCTGATAGTGGAGTAACAGGCGGAAACGTGGTCTGGGATAATATGCCTCTTGGCAGAATTTACTGGGATCCGATAACTTAATTATTAACAACTCTTTAAGGAGATAGATATGGATTCACCGGAGAATTTTAATTCAACAATGAATCCTCGCATCACGAGTATCATAATAGGTACTCGTGATTGTGAGGAAATCAAGCTTTACCCGTTGTCTTTGGGGCAACAGATGGATTTGGAAGAACTTATTCAGCAGTTTTTATCAGAATACTTTGGAGCAAACCCTGACGGAGGAGATACAGTAGGAATGCTCTCTTTTGTGCTGGGGTTTATTAAAGATAATATTTTTAAAATACTGGGCTACATTACAGATTTTGAAGGAGATGAACTTACCAAAAAAATAAAGAGTATGGATAATTATCAGTTAACCCAAATAATAGGAAAAATTTTGGAAGTTAATTATACGGATCCGTATGAAAAAAACTTAAAAAGCCTCCCTCTAGTGAAAAAACTATTTCAATTGGGGAGGCAGTTTGTATCTTTATCGGAAGATTCCCTCAGTACAGAATCGACGATGTCTACAGAAAATCTTTCAAAGACGGCGGACTTACTCTCGGACAGTTTAAACTCCTCTTTACTAAAGCCCAGGAGGACGACCTAGAAAAAATGAAATTTGATGCAGGCCTTCAAGGGGTTGATTTAGAAAAAGTTATAAAAGAAAATCAAGGTCAGCAAACTATTAAAACAAAAGGCGGAAAAGAAATGACAGTAGGAAAAGAATTCATGTTTGCACCAGAGGAGGAATATGAACATCTCACTCAAGAAGAAAGAGTGGAGCTTACTAAGAAGATGATGGGGATGCATAAGAAAGCATTCGGAGGTTAAAAATGCCAGCTAGTAATTCAGAACAGTTAATACTTGCCACTCTATTTACAGGAAAAGTAGATAAGAGATTTGTAACTATTGTAAGAGAGCTTAAGATTTTATTGAACGGTTTAAATAAAGTTCTTAATAAAGCTCAAAAAGCAGGAGACAATGCGGCCAGGGGTATAGGAAGGACAAATGCTCAAGCTCGTAAAGGTAAAGCAGATATGTCTGCCTATCAACGAGCTGTAGTAGGTGTAGGTACAGCATTTAGAAGATACTTATCCACCCAAGTAGTTAGTCGTTCTATTATGTATTTAAGTATGGCTTTAAGAGCAGGAGTATATGAAGTATTTGCGTACGATCAGGCTCTTCATAATTTACAAGCTATTACTGGAGCTACTGATAGAGAAATAGAGGCTATGGGAGATACTATTCAGGATGTAGCTACCCGCACTAAATTTTCTACTAGTGAAATTGGACAGGGTATGGTATTACTTGCTCAGTCAGGTTTTGATGCTAGTGAATCTATGTTGGCTATGCAGGATGTAGCAGACCTAGCTACCGGTACTCTTTCTAGTATGTCTACTGTTTCTGATTTACTTACTACCTCTATTAGGGCATTTAATTTAGAAGCTTCTCAGTCAGGTAGAGTAGCTGATGTAATGGCTAATGCTATTAATAAATCTAAGTTGACTGTAGATAAGTTGAGGATAGCATTCAACTTTGTAGGAGCTTCTGCTTCTCTAGCAGGTGTTAGTTTAGAAGAGACGGCCGCCAGTGCCATGGTCTTAGCTAACAATGGTATTAGAGCTTCAACCATTGGTACAGGTTTAAGGCAGGTTCTTAAAAGACTTATTGCACCTAATTTAGATCTTCGTGAAGCCTACGAGGAAGCAGGTATTAAATTAGATGAAATTAATCCTAAAACAGTAGGGTACCAAAAAGTACTATTAAATCTTGCTAAAGTATTATACGATTCAAAAAGAGATACGATAAATATGTCAAAGGCTTTTGAGCTTTTCGGATTAAGAGGAGCTCAGGCCGCTTCTATTTTAGTTAAAGAGTATGCTTCAGGTAAATTTAACAAAGCTATTGATTTTGTGTATGAAGTAGGAACGGCCGCTCGTATGGCAAGTACACAGTTCGACGGGCTAGCTGTATCTTTGAAAAATTTTAAAGATATCTGGGGAGTATTATGGACCACAATAAGTGAAGCAGGACTAAGGGATGTATTTGCAGGATTATTGGATACAAGTAGATTTTTACTTTCTACTTTAAATGATCTTGGACAGACTATGGGCGGTAAAATGGTCATACAGGCGGGTCTACTTGTAGGTGCTTTAGGTGGACTTCTTGTAGTTGTTCAAAGTCTTATGTTTATTTTTACTGCTTTACAGAGTGCTGTAGGTGCTTTAGGTATTACAGTTAGTTTAGTTAACCCAATCACTGCATTGATAGCTGTTCTAAGTGTAGTAACTGTAGGAGTATACAACTATACTACAGCTCTTAAAAATGCAGGAGATGCTCATGCTAAAGAGGCTGTTAAGCTAAAAGGTACTATCACCTCATTAGAAGTTTATCTAAGTGCTTTGGAGAATTTGAAGGAAAAATCTAAAGATAACAAGGAAGCTAAAAAAGAGTATCTCTCTACACTTCAAAGACTTGTGGAAGAATTTCCAGAACTTACAAATAAAATAGAACTTTCTACAGATGCTCATGAAGAGAATTTAAAAATAGTTAAAGATTTAACAAGTGCTCAAACTAAAGTTAGACTTAAAGAATTAACTGAATCTATAAATAAATATGGGAAGGCCGCACAAAGGGCCGCTCTTTGGGTAGGAATATGGAATAAGTTTAGAATAAAAGGAACCGTTACTGACGATCAGAAAAAGAAAAGAAAAGAGGAGATTTCAGATCTTCGAAAAGAACAGGCTGAAAGAAGTAAAGCGGTAAGAGGCTGGTTAAAAGAAACAGCAGGAAAAGTTCTTATTACAGGTGGACCTCTTTCAGAAGCTACCAGAAGGATTAAAGAGACCTTAGATTCTTTAGTTTCTTCTGTTAAAAAAACAATGGAAGAGATGTATGAAGAAGGAAAAAAGTCTGAAAAATCTTTAGATTTTTTAGCTCTACAAGCAGGAGGTCTTAAAGAAATTGCTCAATTATATTTGGATGCCTCAGCTTCATTTTTTAAAGAAACAGGGAAAGAGTTATCTTTTGATGATTGGTTAAAAAAGAATCACCCAGAATTGCTTCCTGAGAATATTACAAAATTAGGAAATTTAATATTAGAGCAAAGAAAAATAAGAGAAAAAGATGCGAAGGATGAAGCTAAGAGAAAAGCTTTAATAGCAGAGAAACCTGAGAAGAAAACAGATGTAAGATTCGAACAGCTAATGACTGAGGCTAATACAAGACAGCAAAGAATTTTACTTAGAATGAATCGTAGAAGGAAATCTGCTCAAGCTTCTCTAAGGCAGGACTTTGAGGCTTCTTTGGAAGGTCAAGATTTAACAGAAAAGCAGAAATCTTTAAGGTGGGAGATGTGGCTAGATAAAAGAAATGATTTAATGGTAGAACATTTATCTGATATGAAGAAATTCTTAATGGAGGATGAAATAGAGATCGTTAAAAACTCTATGAGAGAATTTAAAAATGTTTTAGCTGAGTATAAAGCTATCGATCCTATGGAAGTTACAGGAGAAGATGATAAAAAAGTTCTCGATAAGTATACAGCTTTAAAGCAGAAAGTAGAAGCTCTTATTCAAACATGGGCAGATTGGAAAACTCTTGTAGAAACTACTCCTAAAGAAGATGCTCCAATAAATAAGCTTGCTCAGTCTTTTGATGCTATTACTATTAAGACAGATAAAGTTAAAAAAGATGTAAAAGATATGGGCGATGGATGGAAAAACAATCTTACTGAAATAGGAGAATCTTTAGTAAGTGATATAGGCGATAATCTTACAGACATAGGAGATAAAACTAAAAATGTAAGACAGCAGTTTGAAGATATGGCTCGAGATATGTTGAAAGATATATCTGCTTTAATACTTAAATGGCTGATTTTTAGAGCTCTAATGGGAGTATCAGGAGGAATAGGAGGAAGTAATGTTATAAATGAATTTGCTAAAACAGGTTTATCTAATCTAGGATTTGGAGGATACAAGGTTGCAAGTAAAGGAGTAAGTTCTGTAGTTAAAGGGATCACCCCATCTACAGATTTTCTTCCTACAGTAAACTCTAGAATGGTAGCTAATCCTGCTAGCGGCCTAAATACAAGATCTGTTAGTGAGCAGAGTAATAATAATTCTGCTCAAAATTTTAATTACTGGCAGGTAAGTGCAGTAGATGGTCCTTCTTTTTATAGGATGCTTTCAGACAAAGGAGCCCAGCAAGTTATTATTAAGAATATAATAAATAATAAACAGCATAATGGAATGATAAGGAGAGGCTAATGAGTAATGAAATATTTAAATGGCAACCACAAATGGTGTCTCCGTCTTCCGATGTTTCTTTTTACACAGTAGCATCGGAATTTGAAAATGGAATGACACAAAGAGGCTTGATTTCTTCAAGAGAACGTAATAAACTAGTATTTACATTTAAGCATGCCTTACTCACACCAGGGGAGGAGACCACTTTGAAAAATGAGATACTAGTCTTTTTTAAAGCTCGACAAGGTGCTTTCGATAATTTCTTCCTCCCTTCCTGGAAACTTGAAGCTGTTACATTGGAAGCTATCACAGTCGGAGACAATACTTTTAAACTATCTAAGGACCCTTCTTATTTAGGATTTTCCAAAACAATTTATGATGCAGGGAATTACTTATACTTTTGTAGGAAGTTTGCTCGAGGATTTGAAGTAGATGGTACTGTACATGAAATAAATAGAATAACGGATTGGGAACAGGATGGAGATGATTGGGTAGTTACAGTAGAAGATAATTTCACCAATAGCTACCCTATTAATATATTTGTTCAGAAAGCGTATAAGGCTAATTTTGCAACTTCTACATTAAAGGGTGTGGCAGAAATACCTTATGGAATAGAGTATCAAATAGAATTTATAGAAGATCTAGCACAAGCATATCAAACTAATTTTGGGTTAACATAATGAGAGACGTACCTTTAAATTTTTTAAGCGAGAAGAATAAGCTACAATATAAGCTTATAGACTTAATTACTATGGAAGCATCTCATGTTTATATGGCTTATGCTCAGGATGATTCTACTACTACTGAAATAGTAGTAGATGATACTGTTAAAGAGCTATTAAATGAGTCAGGGTATAATTTTATAGATTCAGGAGAAGGTTATTGCTGGACAGCATCTTTTGAAGATGGAATAAATGTAGGTGCTTTAAGACAGATTATAGATTATGATGATACTGATGGGGTGTTTACATTATCTGTTCCTTTAGATGAAACTCCTGTAACTGACTCTGATAGAATAAGAATAGCTAAAAACATTTTCCTTACTAATAGAAATACTCCTGTAGACTTTTACTTGCCTGACGAGTCTTATGGGGAGGATGTAGAGATAAAATATATGCCTTTCCCTATGTCAATAACGCCCATAGGAACTAATTCTAAAGGCGAAGTTATGACGTTAGACGTAGCATTGTCCAGTGTAGATAAAGTCATATCTAATGCTATTCTGTTAGCAGAAGGGTTACAATCAAACAGGGTTAACCATTTAAGGGTTTTCAGTAATACATTAGACCAGGGAAAAGAGTACTGTATGAAAGACTCCTCTTATATAGATACTGTAACTATCGATAATACACAGATAAAATTCTCTTTAGAAAGTAAGTATAATATTGTAGATGTACAGATACCTCAAAGAATATATACAAGAGATTTTTGTGGATTTAGATTTAAGAGTGCATCTTGTGGATGGACTACAAGTGTAGGAACTTATGTTCGTAAAAATGCAGAAGGAGATACAGTTTTACACTATCCTGAATATGACCCTAATACTTGTGATCATACTTTATATGGTGCTAATGGATGCCAAGCTCATAATAATACACGGAGGTTCGGAGCATTTCCAGCTCTAGCTAAGTAATGAAAAAATACAAACAATACTTAAAAATACCATTTAAACATTGTGGCCGAGATAGAGAAGGGCTAGATTGTTATGGTTTAGTGATGCTATGGTTTAAGGAACAATATGGAGTAGATCTTAAAGATTGGTGGTATGAAGAAAAATGGTCCAAGAAAGGGAATAATTACTTTTTGGATAACTATGAGGATTATAATTTTGTAAAAGTAGATACTCCTCAAAAAGATGATGTAGTTTTATTTACTATGGACATACATAGTAGTATACCAAATCATGCAAGTATCGTTGTGAAACCTCCCAATATTGCCATTAGTGCCGAGAAATGTGGAGTTGTATTGGTAGACTTAAATAGAAATATTTTAAAAAGAAGAATACAAGGATTCTATAGATTATGCCAAAACTAACATTAGTAAAAAATCCTTTAGTATCTGAAGATAAAGTTACTTTTATAAGTAAGGATACCAAATTTATTCCTTTTATTAAAAAGTTTCTTTCAGTTAACCCTGCTTATCGTTCTCTTTTAGACTCGAGTAGTTTTATTTTAAGGGTTAATAATATAAAAATAGATGACCCTTTAAGAGCTTTAAATTTAAAACTTTCAAATTCTGACGAGCTTGTACTCTATCCTAATATTCAGCAAGCGGGTTTTTGGGCGGCCGTTTGGAATGGTATACAGGCAGGAGCAGAAATAGCTACAACTGTAGGAGCAGAAGTAGCACCTGCCGCCGGTGCAGGCGGTACTTTATCTGTACCCGGTACTTTGGGTGTGTATATAGGATACGGTGCTATAATTTTAGGGGAGTTTGCTCTTATAGCCGGTGCATCTTACGGTATAAATGCTCTGTTTGCTCCTTCTATGTCATCCCCCTCAGGTCCTACTGAAGATTCTCCTACATATGGTTGGAATATTACCCCTACAGCTAGAGAGGGAATACCAATTTCTGTTGTATATGGGGAACATATGGTAGGAGGTAATTCTATAATTACAGCCAAAGAATACACTATTTACTCTCCTTATAGATGGATGGATGCCGCGGAAGAATCTAGAAGAATACAGGTAACAAAGGATATTCCTTTTTGTAATCTGTTTGCTGTAGGAATGAGAAAACCTTGCAGAGGTGTAAGATTTGATTGCAGAGAAATGAGAACCCCTTTCTTATTTTTTAGTTACAGGTTTTGGACTAAAGCTGGTCAAGCTTACTTTTGGGAAGAGTTCTTCGATTACATTGAAGATGAAAAAGAAGGTCTAGCCAAGACTATAGCAAGCACGAGCGATTATAATAGGCTCACAAAAACTGTATCCACTGCTATTACTAAAAAGATACAATCTAAAGCTCAAGACTTTAATGATAAATTGGGAAGAATAATAAATGATCCTAATCAGTCTTTAAATGAAACTGATGTTAGGGCAATAATATATGAATTGTTTGCAGATGCTCAAGAAATAAATTATAAACGAGAAGATTTTGTTTATAATGCAGATAACCAAAATAATGCTGAAATTATAGAAGATGGTCTTTATTATGCATCTAAAAAAGCTCAGCAGGAATTAACCGATATTGTTTGGAATTGGCATGATCCTACTACTTCTGGTAAGTTTTATTCTGAAGTTTTCTACTCAAATCCTTATGCTGATGAAAACTTAGGATCATATATTGTAGGATGTGTTTACATCAATGAAAAAGGTATGCATTATGATATTTCCGTAGATGGTGAAGATGAAACCACCCAAGAAATAAAAGCTAAGAAAATGAGCGATTATGCGGTTACTTTAGCTAAAGCATATGAACCTAGATATCAGTCAGAAGAAGATAGAATAAGAATAATAGACGGAAATAAACATCAGCCTGATACTAGATACGAACAAAATTTACATCAGATATTAGGTTTATCTGAAGGTCCTTGTGCAGGAATAAAAGAAATATTTGTGAACGGTTCTCCTTCTGATACTGTACCAGAGTTTGGAGCAGAATTTTTTAGAGGAGATAAAGTTCAGAAATTAGATGTAGGTGATTCTGATGCTAGTACATATGATGATTATAATCATGCTAGTATTTTTCACGGAAGAAGTGAAGAATTAAAAACATTTGGCTCTTATTCAGAGTTTACTACTACTGAAAATTTTGATGTAGATAATGTTCTAATAGAAGTTCAATCTTCTATATATATGGTTTCTTCTGGAGGGCATGTCAGACCTATCCAACAGAAAGACCAAAATTTTAAATTTGGTATACAGATAGGGTTTGAGGGTATTTCAGATTTTGGTTATTTACTAGCTACAGATACTTATCCTTCTCAAGGAGTGTTAGAAGAAGGTAGATTTCTTTATTTTGAAAATGAATTAAACGGACAATTTTCTGCCAATCCTGTAGTATCAGTATGGCCTTGTCTGCCTACAAGAGATTTCCTTTTTGAAGATGCTACTTTAGATCAAATGGAAGCTATGGCTCTTAGATTTGAAGGACAGTTACTCGGCTTATGTGCTTGGCTAGGAATAAAACCTGAAGGTATTTCATACAGTCATTCTCAGTATAAAAGGAGTAGTAACTATAGAGAACTTGTTTTAAACTCTATAAGGGAGTCTATGATAGATTACTTTCTTGTTCAGAAAGTTCGAATGAAAGTAAGAGTAACAAGATTAGTAGGGGCTTATGATTCTTATGATTTTAATAGATCTGGAGCTTTTGATTTTACTGTAAAAGGTTACCAAGAAGTAACATACACAGGACAAGATTACATAGATACTGCTCTGCTTGCTATTAATGCTAAAGCTACTTCTGAATCTAGTGCCTCTGTACCGGAAATTAAATCTGTACTTAAAGGTAAATTAGTATTAGTTCCTAAATTATTTGCAAATATTACAGGAGATTCAGAAGAAAGAGTTTACCATGAATTTGCATGGTATGATGAAGATGTTAAGAGCTATAGAAGTTATCTACATAATGGTAAGAAATGTAGATATGCCCGAAATGCTAATACTAATCAAATAGAATGGGTAGAGGAGTGGAGTAGTAATCCTGTTTGGTGTCTGTATGATTTACTTTTAAATAGAAGATACGGTCTTGGAAATTACACAGCTCAATATAATGTTCCTGTAGATTGGTTTATAGAGGCCGCAGAATACTGTGATACTTTAGTACCTGACGGAACTGTTAGGTATGCTGAAGATACAATAAAAACTACTCTGACTGATACAGACTCTGATTTCTTTAGAAGAGGTAATCCTTACTATGATGAGAACTTAGATGGATTAGATAAAGCGGGTCAAGGTGTTTTTGGACAGCATTTGGCAGACTCCTTAAATAGATTTAATGAGATAGAGTTTGATGAAGTAATGACAGGCTCTTCCATATTTGCTAGAAAAGAAGATGGTACTTGGACTAGAGCCGTAGTTGAAACAATAGTCAGGAACATACCTAGTTTAGTAACTGAGGATTCTCAAGCCGATCTTACTTTTTCAGCTAAAGCATATCCTACAGCCGAAGAGAGTAGTTATTGGACAAACGGATTACCTTGTAGTAACCATAGTTCTGATTATTGGAAACAATATGAAATGTCGGAGAAAAGGCATAGATTAGATCTTGTTATAGATAATACCTCTTCTGCTATAGATTGGTTGAAAACAATATGCGATACTTTTAGAGCATTTCCTATATGGATTGGGGGAGGTTATAGACCTATAGTAGATAAACCTCAAGATCCTGTAACAACAATAGGTATGGGAAATATTCTAAAAGGTTCTTTAAGTATTAGCTATACACCTATATCTAAATCATATAATTTATTAGAAGGACAGTTTATAAATAGAGAGAATCAATTTAGCAGGGATATAAGACAAGTTGTTGATGCAGATGTAGATGTTGCTACAGCTACAGATGTTCTAAATACTATAAGGAAGAAAACTGTTAAGATGTTCGGAGTTACAAGACCTACTCAGTTAGTAAGAGATTTAGCTTATGGTCTTTTGAATTATAAATTAAATAAAAAAATAATTACTTTTTCAATGGGTATAGAACATCTTGGGATGATAGCAGGAGATGTATTTACTTTCTCCCATTATTTACTTATAGGCGATAAGAAAAGTGGTAGACTTTTAGGTTATGGTACAGACGGGGGAGAGCATGTAATTATAGATACAGATGTCTCTGCTTTAACTGAACCTCTACAGCTCGTTGTTCGACTTACTATAGGCAAAGGTTTTTGTGATAAATGTCAAAAATATATACTTAATGAGGACGGTACTTTAGATATTACAGCTACAGAATGTAGCTGCGGTTATCCTATAGATGGTGAGGAGATAGCTCAGGAATATGTAGTTTCTTCTGTGGATGGACAAAAGATATATTATACTCCGTTTGGAAATATTAAACCTAAAGCTTATGATCCTTATGAAATAGGAGAAAGTACAGAAGTAACGAATAAATATAGAGTTATGTCTATTGTTCCTAATGAAGCTCGACAAGCCTCTATTATGGCTATAGAATATACTGATTCTGTTTTTGGTCAAATAAGACAGTTGGTGAATGGGGGAAGAGCAGGATATGATGAGCCTAAGTTAGCGGCTCAATCAGATAGAGTTAAGCCTTTAAATTCTTTACCTGTAGCTTTACCTCCTAAAGATGTACTTGTCTATCCTTACGATTTAGAAAAAGGTCAAATAAAGGTAACTTTTTGGAAACCAGATAATTTATCTTCTTCTTTGACTTATTTAGGCGGAGAAATAAAAATATTAAGTGTAGATGGTGCGGAAGAAGAAAGTAGAAGAATTTATTTAGGTTTTAAAGGTGCTTTATTTACATTACCTTCCAAGACGGAAACATATACGATTGAAGTTAGAGCCGTATATATGTTTAATAAGGTTTCGGAAGTTGTTGTTTCAGAGTTTAATTTCAGTACTCTAAAAGAAGAAGATCTCTTAGTAGACCCAAGACCTGCTAATGTAACAGGATTAAGATTATCCTATAAGTGTAGACCTTGGGAAGAGAAGTTTAATTCTAATTATAATTATTTTGCTACAGATTATATTCATTTACTTTGGGATAGGATTGCAAGATGTATGGATGACGATCCTAATCCTTTTAATAAGAATATGAATATAATAGCAGGCTATAAACTTAAAATAGAATTATTAGATAATTTTGGTAATTGGTATTTGTCTAAAGATTTAGAGTTAGGTGCAAGTGATAATGAAAAGAGATTAGAGTTTCACGATCTACTTCAAGATACAGGAGATGTTTCTTTAGCTGTAGCTTTAAGTAAAATAAATGGTCTTAGAGCTACTGTTATAGCTTACACAGAATTAGGATTTGAAAGTAAATTGCCTGCTGTAGAAGAATTTTATCCTTATACTCCGTTTTCACCTAAAGGTGTGAAGGTATTTGAATTTCTAGGTAGTGTATTTATTAATTGGGAACATCAGGATGATTGGGAAAATGTAAAAGAATTCCATGTTAGCCTTAGAGTTACAAGGACTGGTTCTCTTATAGATCCTAATGGTGCTGAATGGACTACTCCTGAACCTGTAGTTACTACCAAAACACATTGTTGTATAAATATTCCTCCTGATGTGAGGACTACTTTCACACCTTTAGGTTTTTTATGGGGCTGTAGATTTGAACCTACTATTAAAACTATTACTAAAGTAGGAGGATCCTATTCTACTAGAGTGCTTCCTGCTACAACTGTAGATCCCAATCATTCTTCTCCTAACGATTGGGATGAAGATATACCTTCTGCTACTGAATCACAGAAAACTATACCTGACTATATGCTGGAAAATCCTGCAACAAATATTATAGTATATGATCTTGTTTATAGATTTCATGGCTTTTTTGGAATAATACCTACAGTAGCATACCAAAGAGATAATAATTTTTCATCTTTTGAAGATAGGCAGAAATTAATAGACGGCTATTTGGGTACGGGCATAACTTACACGGGCCTTGACTGGGGAAGTACTAAGAATGTAGTGAGAATTACTTATCAGTCGCCTACTGAAGAGGAGTTTAGTCGTACAACATTTAATGTAGACCAAGCCTGTAGAATATGGATAGAATATTTAAACCAAGACGAAAACGGAGACTACATAAATGGAGACTGGGAATACTTAGGAGGAGATGCTTCACATGAATTAGATGCCGATGATAAAATGACAGAATACGCTACCAGTACTTTAGCAGAAGATAAATATTGGGAAGTAAGCTCTGGTACTAATGAAGCTACTTTTCCTCTACCTCTTAAAAATAAATATATAAGGTTAATAGTATCCCCTATAGGTGCAGATACTGTAACCGTTAATGAAGTAAGATTTATAAGAGTAGGAACATTTGAAGAACTTGAAGTAAATTTAATTAAGAATCAGGGATGGGATTCTGGAGATCATAAGTTTTATTTGGATGCTAATGCTCAAGGATTAATTTCAGGAGAACCTGTACTATGGTCAGCAGATGCAGGTATAGGGGGAACAAGAGATAATCCTTTAATAAAACTTACACCAGAAGGAATGAATGTTATTTCTACTGAGGCTATTACAGTACAAAGTAGTGGTGAAGTAGGAACGAGCGGAGAGACTTGGCCTTTATTACCTGAGTTCTATTTAGGTAAATGGGCTACTACAGTACCTTTCTTTTCTGATGATAGAGATAATATTTCCTGGGGAACAGGAGAATTTAAATTTTCAGACGGTACAATTTTTAATATAGACTCAGGAAGCGATACTATAGATGCAGACGGTAGTAGCTATGTTTATTTCGATGCTAATGAAATTACCACTCAGTTCTATGCTACTAACGATTTTACGGATTTAGTATTGTTGGGGAGAGTTTCCATTGCAAGGGGGTTGTATAATACAGATTCAGAGCAAGTGGCTACTATTATAGGTGATAGTACTTTAATGCCAACCATCACAGAAACCGTCTTAGGTGAAAACTGTATCTCAACCCAACAGTTACAGGCTAATTCTGTTACTGCTGGAGAAATACAAGTGAATTATTTGAGTGCTATAGTTAGTGATGTAGGAACATTAATAGCAGGGCTAATAAAGTCAGAATCTGAAGATGTTTGGTTTAATTTAGATAGCGGAGAGATATATACCAATAAAGAAGGTGGATTTAGAATTGGCGGGTCTGGAGGAATGATTTTAGAAGAAGGCGGGGATATCACATTTGAAAATTGTTCTACATTAAATGCTGAGACTAGCTTTTTACAAATTTATCCTTATGATTCAGGAGAACAAGCACTTCTTATAGGGCGTGGAAATACCCCTGCTAAACCTTGGAGAAAGGTTTTAATAGATACAGTAGAGTGTAGTTTCTACTTAGACGATGATGGAGATGGTTTAGATTTAAATTCGATTTATGATATAGATATAACTTCATATTTAGGAAAAATAGATTTAGAATGTAGTACAGAATTTGGAATTGTTAGTTTATACAATGAAGTTAGGATAGAGGCCGCTAAAGAAACATACGATTTTATAGACCCCGATGTAGCTTTAGCTCATGCAGGAGGGGATATTGTTTTAATACCTGGAGCTGGTAGCGGTGAAAAACTTTATATGTATCTTCCTACTAGTCAAGGAGGTAGCACTAAAGAAATGGTTGAAGTATGGTTTAGTGATTTAACAAATACCATAAAAGCTGAAAAGATATAAACAATCTTTAAAAGGAGAAAATTAATGGAAAAAAATGAAATGTTGACAAAAGAAAAGATGCAGGCTACATTAAGTACAGTAGTATCGCAATATTTGAATGATTTTCTAAATAGGAATCATTCAAATAAAGTAACTGAGGAGCTTGTTGTAGGTTTAGGACAGAAGATAATTTTAAAATTGACTCCTGCCCTTGAACCTTGGATACCTAAAAAGGAGGATTAAAATGATTTATAAGGCTGGAACTGTAACATTAACGCAGGGTTCTACAACTGTAATCGGAGTGGATACAGAATTCTTAAAATACGTTAACAGTTTCGGTATTTTTAGAAGAGTTGGTGATTCCTCTAGATATATGGTTACTAAAGTAATAAGTAATACGGAATTAAGATTAGCTAATCCTTATCAAGGAGTTACTATCTCCTTAGCTACTTACTCTATAAATATGAATAGAACAGCTAATATATCTCTGCCTCTTTTAAATGCTAATCTTCCTGACCCTACTAATACTATTAATGATGCTTTAGTTACTATAGATAGATATGCAGGAACATTTTTAGACTTTGATGAGTTAAGACAAGTTTCATACTCCGGAGAAGATGGGTTTTTTATTAGAGGGGATTTCCATGAAAGTCAGCTCACAGAAGGTAGAGCTTTAAAATTTCTAGGAGGTACAGGAGAGCTTATAACATATGATTATGTAGAGGATAATTCTTTCTTTGATGCTGTAATTTCTACCACTCCTACAGATGAAACTATTGACTATATGAGTCCTACTAGCGGTGAAGTATTGATTGAAGAGTGGGATGTTATAGATAATACTACTAAAGATTCATATGCTTTTGTTAAAACTTCTTCACCAGGTAACGATAAGTTTACTATATCTGGGGAAGTTATAGGGCTTGCCTGGGCTTCTAACGATGTAATTAAGTGTTATGGGCATACTATGGGCATAGCTGAAATAGATACAGATCTTTCAGAATCTTCTGTTCCTGTTACAAATGTTTCAGGAGAGTCTATTGACTTAACAGAATTTAAAACAAACGATATACTTTATAATTACAATAGAGGAACTTCAAGAACTATTATATCCGGGGAATCTGCAATTTTAACTACTGCAAATTCTACAGATGATTGGGCGGAAGGAGATAGAGTTTATACTGTTAAAGCTGATATAAAAACTGCTCAAGCTAACCTCAGTTCTTCTATATCTTTAGTAGAGTACGGAGCTCAAACTCAAATAGGAGTAGATAGTGTAAAAGAATCTCATATAGATTTCGGATTAGGTGCTGAGCAAATAAGTGGAGCGAATATACCAGTTTCTATAGATGCTTTAGACGCCACTAATGTAAGCGATGGGCTAACAGAAATTGAAGCAGAACTTGCAAATCATCTTATAACGGGAGAAGCTCATGTAGGAAACGATTCTTCCTTTGAAGATGACGGTCAAGGCCCTTATGCTCTAACTTCTGTTCATATGCAGGATGCTGTTAATGAAATTAAATCAAGAATAAATTCTAGTGCTTATATACAAGGAGTTGTAGATGATGCTGATGATGAACTTAGTTTTTATGCTTATGATTTCATATCTTATGCTGAAGATTTCTTTAGCGGTGAGTGGTGGGTAAGAGCAGAGTCAGGTTCTAATATAGGTGAAGTAAGAAGATTAGACGATTTTAACCAACCTTCAGGAGAGTTTATATTTGCAAGCGGGGAAACATTTACCTTTACTATGTCGGAAGGAGATATTTTTTCTACTATTTCTCAAGCAGGGGGTGGAGGGAGCGGAACTTCTGTACATAATGATTTGACAAGTATACAGGGAGGTACTACTACCGAAAGGTATCATTTAGATTCTGGGGAATATGCCACTATCCCAGATATAGTAACTAACACAGCAGATATCGCTACTAATGCTTCTGACTTAATAGACCATGAGGCTTTGGTTAATGAACACATTGATTGGACTGATCATGAAGTTTCTGGGGTAGGAGAGGGCATTGCTCTGGGCGTTACAGGCACTACCAATGGGCAAGGTATACTTTCTGCCTTTACCTTAGACTATTATCCTGAAGAGCTTGTTTCTGGGACTGATGATATTGTAGCGGGACTTTTTTTCGCTGATTATGGTATAACTGAATATACTTGGCTGTGCCATGCTAACTTAAGTGATGACGCAGATTATGGTGTCGCTTTCGGGATCGGCTTACACGGAGAAGGACAGAGGGGGATTCTTCTTGAGCAGTCCTACGCCACAAACGATAATGGTGAAGGTGCTTGTATCCATATGGTTGATAAGTTTAAGACCTCCGATCCCGGCGTTCTCCCTTGGATAGATATTTATGAAGGGGAATATGACCAAGCTACACATACATGGTCTGATAAAGAAAACATTTTTAAGATTGAAAGAGACGGACAAATCACAGGGAGGTCAATGCAACTTATTGGATGTACTGGTGAGAATACTGTCTTAACTGTTGGTAATATTACGGGACAAAAATTAGAAAATGTTGGCAGTACGTCTGGGCTACTTGTTACAGCAGTTCATGAACCAATATCGATATCTTCTTCTAATAGAACAGGGATAAATGGATTTAATTATATTAGGGGTACTAATTATTATACTGAAGCTAATGCAAGGGGGTTACTTTTTGGTAATGCAACTATTGTGGAGGATGGGGGTAGTGGATATTTAGATGCTACAGGAGCAGAAATTTTTGGTGGGGAAGGTGTCTCTGTTGTAATAGACCCTTTCCCTCCCTTCCCCTCTTATTTTACTGTAAATAATATATGGGGAATCCAAGTTAGGTCTGCTCTAGAACAAGTTATTATAGGGGGTAATGCAACCACTGCGTTACTAAAGGCTTCTCTGTCAGCATGTTCTGGGGAGGAGGTTATGTTAGACATAGAGGAACCAACCTTGGGCTTAGCTGGCAACTATCAAGTTGTATTACAAGGTTCTGGGGAAGGTGCTGGTATTTGGTTTGATAGTGCGGAACGTATTTATTCAGACGGTACAAACCTATGTGTTGCCCCTTCTGTTGTAGCAGAAACAAATATAAGCGTAGGAACGGATTCACCTTCAGCAGGGTTTAGAGGTACAGGAG